GCTTTAGACAAGCTTGTACAAATTGCCGGCCAATCTCAACATCCTAGAGCATTCGAAGTAGTTGCTAAATTAATCGATACTCTATTAGTGGCTAACAAAGATTTATTAGAAATTCAGCAAACTATCAGAGAAATCGACGCTGCCGATTCATCAACGACCGGTGGCAGCAACCCAACAACAGTGAATAACAATCTTTTTGTAGGATCATCAACTGATCTACAAAAAATTATTGCTAAAATGACAGGAGCTAAATTTGATCGAGGAACCGAGGATAAAGGATAAAGGTTATAACGGTAACCTCCTTCTAAAGAAAAAGAATGTAGAAATTGAATGGACTCCTGAGCTCGTAGAAGAATATATTGAGTGTGCGCGTAATCCGGTTCATTTCGTAGAAAGATACATGAAGGTCATCAACCTAGATAGAGGTTTGGTCGATCTTCATTTGTATGACTATCAAAAAGAGATGCTTGAATCTATGGTTTTGAATAGATTCACTATCATCACAACTGCTCGTCAGGCTGGTAAATCTACCGTGACTTGTGCTGCGATCCTATGGTACATTCTATTTCACCCAGAGAAAACAGTTGCACTTCTTGCCAACAAAGCCGACACCGCACGTGAAATTCTTGGTAAGGTTCAGCTAGCGTACCAGCATTTACCTAAGTGGCTTCAGCAAGGTGTTCTAGAATGGAACAAAGGATCTATGGTCCTTGAAAACAATTCTAGAGTGCTAGCGGCCGCCACGTCAGCTTCAGCCATTCGTGGTTATTCTATTAACATGCTTATTATCGACGAAGCTGCGCACATCGATAACTGGGAAGAATTCTTTACATCTGTGTTTCCTACGATTTCATCAGGTAAAGAGACTAAGACAGTTCTTGTATCTACCCCTAACGGTCTTAATCACTTCTATGATATCTGGAATAATGCCCAGAAGAGAAAGAATCAGTATCATCCGATTGAAGTGCCGTGGCATCGTGTTCCAGGTCGTGATCAGAAGTGGTATAACGATACTCTTGCTGGTCTTAACTTTGATACAGAGAAGTTCGAACAGGAATACAACTGCTCATTCCAGGGTTCATCTGGTACACTTATTGCCGGTTGGAAGCTCAAGGAGCTAATCAACGATATCAAAGTCCCTATTCGTAGAAATGAAGGCCTAACTCAATATGTCCTTCCAAAGGAAGGCAACAAATATACCATTGTGGTCGACGTGGCCAGAGGCAAAGGTTTGGACTATTCTGCGTTTTCTGTGGTAGATATTTCAAAAATGCCTTATGAACAAGTCTGCGTTTTCAAAAGTAACACTATGTTGGTACCTGATTATGCAGCTGTCGTCCATCAAATAGCCAAGTTGTACAATGATTCGTATGTCTTGGTAGAAATCAATGATATTGGTGAACAGGTTGCGTATACCATACATGATATGTTCGAATATGAAAATATTCTATATACTCGAATGGCAGGCCGAATCGGAAAGACACTGTCTTCCAGCTTCTCTGGAACCGGTACTCAGGCGGACATGGGCGTACGAACCACCAAGCCGGTTCGAAATTCTGGTTGTTCGATGTTAAAAATGCTAGTTGAACAGAATCAGCTTTTGATTTGGGACAATTTTACGGTCTCAGAATTGTCCACATTTTCCAAGAATGGTGATAAGTATGAAGCTGAAGAAGGCAAACATGACGATATTGTTCTTGGTTTAGTACTTTTTGGTTGGATGACCAATCAGCCGTACTTTAAGGAATTAACGGATATCAATACATTTGTCTCGCTCAGAGATAAGTCAGAAGATGACATTATGAATGACATCATGCCATTTGGTTTTGTCGATAATGGCAGACCAGAAGTGCTTACGCGGGAAGAACAAAGAGCTGGATGGGTGATGGTCGGAGACGATTCTTCAGACAACAGCTTTCTATAAATATTTGAGAATTTGTATGAAAAGATCTATATGGTCCAAGGAGAATAATCAATGCCATTTCAGTTAAGTGCCGGTGTTAATATCACTGAAATCGATCTAACAACAATCGTTCCTGCAGTTTCTACTGCGGTTGGAGCGATCGCTGGTATCTTCCGCTGGGGTCCTGTCGGGCAGAGATTGCTTGTTGACAGAGAAACTATCCTAGCAGCAAGATTCGGTACCCCATCAAACCTAAATGCAGAAACATGGTTTACTGCTGCTAACTTCCTAGGTTATGCCAACCAGCTAATGGTAGTTCGTGCTGCTAACACGACCGGAGCAACTCCTTCAGCCGACTTTAATGCCCTAGGAGCCAACTCAACCGTTTCAAACAACATCTTCACAATCACATCTGGTAATACAGCTGAGCTGGCAACCGGAATGTACATCACACAGTCAAGTAACTCAACGATCATCGGTTCTGGTAACAACCTGTCAGTGACTGTGATTAACTCAACAGCTATCTCATTGAGTGGTAATACCAACTCAAACGGAACTGTTACGATGTATTTCGGTAGAGCACAGACAGCTTACTCAGCTGTAGCTCTAGCTAACAACGGTTTCGTTGCTAACTTGGTTAACCAGATCGTAAAGAATGAAGAAGAGTATACAACTAAGGACGGAACTTTTGACACGGACGTAATGTACGTAGCTAAGTTCCCAGGTAGCATGGGTAATTCTCTTCGGGTTGCAGTGTGTGATACAGCCAATGCATATCAGTCAAACGTAAATCTTTTGGCTAATGCAACATGGTCTGGTTCTGCCTTTGCGATCACTGTTGGTTCAAACACAGGAACGATCTCAGTTTCTAACGGCTCAGCTACGAACACCAGCGGTAATACGTACGCCGGAACGCTTGCAGCTAACTTGGTTGCTGGTGACTTGATTTCAGTTGGTAACTCGCAGATTGGAACTCAGTACCTAAAGGTAACTGAAATTGGTGCTGCGGTATCTAACGCAACAGTGACAACTCTAACCTTGTCATTCGAAGATCCATACCGTCTATCAACTGATTATTCATCTAACACAATCGCAAGACATTGGGAATTCTTCAATGTTGTTGATACTGCTCCAGGTCAGTCTCAGTATGTCCAGGACTACGGTAACACAGCAGCTAATGATGAACTTCATGTAGTTGTGGTTGATGAAAACGGTGACTTCTCTAGCGCACCGGGAACAATCCTAGAAGTGTACAAGAACCTTTCTCGTGCTACTAACGCCAAGGGCGCTGATAATACAGACAATTATTACAAGAATGTACTAAACGATAAGTCTCAGTACATCTATTGGGCAAATGATCGTTCGAACGCTGCGTCTGCAAATGCCCAGACAGTTGCATCTTCAACCAACTATGCTCCTCTATCAGTTAACTTCACACTAGGTGCAGATGGTTCATCTGAATCCGATGCAACTCTAGCTGTTGTTGCGGCTGCATATGACAAGTTCATCAACTCTGAAGATGTTGACATCTCGATCGTTATGCAGGGTAAGCCACTAGGTGGTTCAACCAGCTTTGGCGGTCAGACCGTAACTGGTTACCTACTTGGTAATTACATCATCGATAACATCGTAACAATCAGAAAAGATTGCGTCGCTGTTATCTCACCGGAAAAGAGCACTGTTGTTAACAACATCGGTAACGAAGCACTATCTCTGGTTAATTGGAGAAACGTTCTTCATGATTCTTCATATGCTATTATGGATAGTGGTTACAAGTATCAGTACGACCGCTACAACGACATGTACCGTTGGATCCCTCTAAATGGTGACATTGCTGGTCTTTGCGCAAGAACTGATCAGACCAATGACGCATGGTGGTCACCAGCCGGATTTAACCGTGGACAGATCAAGAACTTGGTTCGTCTAGCGTTTAATCCAGGTAAGGCAGAGCGTGATACGCTTTACAAGAATGGTATCAACCCAGTAGTAACGTTCTCAGGTCAGGGCACAGTTTTATACGGTGATAAGACTATCCAGTCTAAGCCAAGTGCATTCGATCGTATCAACGTACGTCGTCTGTTCATCGTCCTAGAAAAGGCAATCGCTGTTTCTTCTAAGTTCCAGCTATTCGAGTTCAACGATGAATTCACAAGACGCCAGTTTGTAAACATTGTTACTCCATATCTTCGTGAAGTACAGGGTCGTCGTGGTATCACAGCGTTCAAGGTGGTATGTGATGAATCTAACAACACCGCTCAGGTGGTTGACTCTAACGAGTTTGTTGGTGACATCTACATCAAGCCAGCCCGTTCAATCAACTTCATTCAGTTGAACTTCGTTGCAGTACCATCTGGTGTTCAGTTCTCTGAAATTGTCGGAAACTTCTAATATAAAACGGCTGCTCTCAATGAGCAGCCGTTTAAACTAACGATAAATAAGTAGAAATAGGAGTTAACTAAATGTTCAATATCGACGAATTTAAAGCACAAGGTTTGGTTTATGGTGGCGCACGTCCAACATTATTCCAGGTCGTTGTGTCCCCTCCACCATCTTTAAGTCTTGACTTGCTTTCAGCAAGAAAGTTCGAGCTAACAGCTCGTGCAACGTCTGTTCCGGAACAGAATATTGATCAGATTCAGATCCCTTATATGGGCCGTAAAATCAAGGTTGCTGGTGATCGCACGTATGCTGATTGGCGAGTAACAATCATGAACGACGAAGACTTCGGTGTTCGTTCCATGTTTGAAAAGTGGTCAAATGCTCTTAACAGAGCCGTTTCAAACACGCGTATGGCAATGGGATCTGGTTCTGCTGAGGCTTATAAGGCCGATATGACAGTCCTACAGTTCTCTAAGGAAGGCGAAATCATCCGTGGTTATCAGCTAGTAGGTGCATGGCCTCAGCTAGTTGAATCAATGGAACTAGATTGGGACTCAACTAATCAAATCCAGAATTTCAACGTAACCTTAGCATATGATTACTGGATTCCTACAGTTGAAAATTCCAGCAAGATTGCTGGTGGTATTAACCAGTTCGCTGGTAATATCTAAAACCCGTATAGTAGATTATTTGACGAGGGCTTTACGCCCTCGTTTTGGGAGATAATATGAATTTTTTTGGTTACGAATTCCGTAAAATTGAAGATGAAGAGAAGAGAGAAGAACGCGCACCGTCGTTCGTAAAGCGTGAGAATGAAGATGGTCAGGTAGATATTGCCGCCGGTGGCGGATATTCTACCTACATCGATCTAGACGGAACAATCAGAACAGAAGCAGAATTAGTTGGCCGCTATCGTGAGATGGCGATGCAGCCAGAAATCGACGCTGCAATTGATTCTATCATCAATGAAATGATCGATATCGCTGAAGAAGAAATTATCTCAATCAACCTAGATGACATCTCAATCCTTTCGGATGATATTAAAAAGCTTGTCACTAAAGAATTCCAAAACACTCTATCACTGTTGAACTTTAATAACAAGGCATACCAAATCATTCGTAGATGGTATGTC